GCGACCACCGAGATCTACACTCTTTCCCTACACGACGCTCTTCCGATCTCACCATCGCATAGAGGCCCCAGCGCTCGATCTCGGCGGCATAGAGCCGGACGAGAGCCGACAGCTCTGCCGGGGTCAGTGCCTTGAGCTTCGGGTCCTCCACGTCGATGGCGATGGGCAGCTGGAAGGTCTTGCGCTCCAGCACACTGCGCAGCATGGCAGTCGTATTCGCCATACCGCCTGCAACGGTCGAGCCCAACCAGAAATACACGCCGACCGGGATGCCCCGTGCGGCGCAGGCGGCATAGTTGCGCTCGAAGGTCGGGTCTACGTAGGGCTTGCCGCCCTTGTACCCCAGCGCCCGCAGCATCACGCCGTCGATTTTCCCGCTTGCCTTGACCTTGTCCCAGTCGATACTGCCCTGCCAGCGGGAAACGTCCATGATGTGCTTAGCCATCCTGCGCCTCCTTGTCCAGCGCAGCTTGTACGCGGGCCCGCCAGCGGGCAGGGACATCCTCAATGGTAAAAGCGCCGTCAAACTGATGCAGCTTGATTTGAGTTACATAAAACTGGATCATCCGTTATACCTCCTGTGCAGCCAGCAAGTCCAGCATGGCCGCTTCCAATGCAGCAATACGCTCGGCGGTGGAGGGGAGCTTGGCCTGCTGTTCAGCTTTTTCGCGGGCTTCAGCCTGTGCGGCCAGTTCCTCAGCAGTGTACAAGTGGTACACCCGCACCTGCTCTTCTTCGTCCCAGGCGTCTTTTGCTTCCACGCCGGGCACGTCCACCACCTTCTGCACGTCTTTGCCGCCGTTTGGGTACTCGGCAAGGGTCTCGTAGTGGCTGACCTCCTCCACGCCCGCCACAGCATCGTGGTGGATGGTCTGTGTCTTGTCTTCCAGCCAGCCCAAAGACAGGTCGGGGTTTTCCATAGGGTTGCCGTTGATGTCAATGATTTTCACGATTATATGCTCCTTTCGTTAGGCGATGCGCTTCCAGATGTAAGCGGTCAGGTAGGGCGGCATGTTGTTGTGGGCAGTAGAACCACCGGCGTACCCAGATGCAAGCCGATTTTGTACGTCATCACCCCAATACGTTCCTCCATAAAACTTCTTGAAATTCACGCCAGTGCGGCTTCCGTTCTCCCAGCCAAAACAGTACAGATTATCGATATCGATACCCTAGTGTCTATGAGCTGGCATCTCAGCAACAGTCAATGCGTGTCCTGCCTCGCCGCCCGTTTTCCCCGCCGCGTAAGTATCGCCAGCGGCCAGAATAAACTTATCCTTAATACGTTCCCATGTGCCTCCCAGAAAGCTCGCAGGGCTGGTCGATCCGGTACTCTGATAGATGCAACCTACCGGGTAGAGCTTGTTCACCAGTGCCGACCACTTGATTTTCCGGGTGTTCGTACCTTGTAAAATCAGATAGTCGTCTGCACTAGGTGCAGATGCAGTTGGCAGACTTGTAATAGGAATATTTGCCATTAAATTATCCTCCAATCTTTCTATTCGCGGTCAGGGCCTTGCTGTCTGCAGTGACAAGCACAGAACCATCCGATGCCGTCAGCACGACCAGCAGCTCGCCCGTCATGAGCTGCTGAGTCAGCGTGTCCAGATCTTCTTTTGACGCTGTTTTCTCGTCCATCTCGGAGAGAGCATCACTGACAGCACTGAGCACTTCTGCGATTTTGCCTTGACAAGCAGACAACGAGCGTTTCAGCTGTTCCAGCGAGGGGAGTTTTGTACTTGCCATGTGCTGCTCCTTCCGTTAAGACCCGAACACCTCGGTCAGCATGGCGTCGACCTCGGTATCAGTCGCAAGCACCATGTCGTTCAGCTTTGCATAATTTTCCTTGGACATCAGGCCGTTTGCGGTGGTCGATGCAAGGCCATAGGTCGTGTTGGTGCCGGGAATGCCAAGCGAGGTGATGTCATTTTTGGTGACTGCCGTGACAGCGGTGACGTGGCCCAGTGCGTCCACGGTGATCTTATACAGACCGCTCGTTGCTGCGGTATGAGACGGGTGGACGTACTTGTTCGCACCCGGTGCAATGCCAGCCAGCTTGGTCTTTTCTGCGGTGGTGTAGTCGTTGGTAGACAGACCCTTGCCTGCCACCTTATCCACCTTGCCGGACAGGTCCACGGTAGTGTCGTCCAGCAGTTCCATGGTGTAGTGGTCGCCGTCACCCTTGATCTTAGCGTAGATGTCATAATGCTTGGTGGTGGTGTTCATCACCAGATACAGGATGTTCTCCTGTGCGGCATCGACTTTCGGCACTGCATCGACCTTCTGGAAGGATGCGTGGCCGGATTTGGAAATGGCGGTGTTAATAGCAGCCACCACCTGTGCGCTGGTCTGGAAGGTGCTGTCGTTGGCCAGCTGGCTGGTCTTGGTGGGAACCGTGATGTTGACACTCTTATCGGATGCAATGGTCTGGGCGGTGCCGTTCACCTTGATGCTCTCGATCTTGTTGGCCTGTGCGCCGACCCTTTCCAGCGCGTCCACGCGGGCCGCGAGAGCTTTGGCTTTCTGATTTTCCTTCTGAGCGAGCTTCTGGAGGTGGCCCAGTTTCGTAATGTGGTCGATGTCGTAGTCTGCCATAATGTTTCCTCTCAATCGTCAAATATTTCGTCCAGCATTGCATCGACCTCTTCATCGGTGGCAATGTGGAGTGATTCGTGTACTTCCTTGACAAACGCTTCCCATGCCGGGGTACCCGGTTCCGGGAGGATGCCGTCCTCGGTGCCAGAATTGGGGCCGACCCGGTAACGCAGGTCGGCGCTGGTCACGGTGCGGGTGCCGTCGGAGCCTTCAAAGGTGATGCAGCCATTGCCGGGCTGTGCAGTCACGCTGGCAGGCACATCCACATAGCCGTCCACCACCAGCGAAGATGCAGGTTCCTTGACGCCCGGCATGTGCCAGAATATCCGGATGGCCAGCCCCTGCCACTCGCCGGTCTGCTCAATCGCAAGGCGGTAAACGCCGCTGTTGCCGACGTAGCCCATCGACACGGCGACGTCGTACCGGCGCAGCTTGACCGTGCCGTCGCTGCACAGAGTGACCGGAATATCAATCATTGCCTTGTCACCCCTTACAGCAGATAATTTGCAGCCAACGGTGTGTCGTCGGAGGCGCACAGAACAACGCCCGCGTCGGTATATAGGCCGAAGGTCAGTCTGCCGGTCACGAGCATCGACATCAGCTCATCCAACTCGCCGCCGACCGCCTGCGCGTCTGCCGGTGCGCCGTCGATGCGCAAGGTCTTATCCGTGCTGACGATTGCTGCAGCGCGGTCTGCCTGTTTCTTGGCAGATGCTGCACTTTTTGCTGCGTTTTCTTCGGCTTTTACAGCCGTCGTCTTGCTGGCGGCTGCGGCCTCTGCACTGGCGGCTGCATTGGTCTCGGACGCTTTGGCAGCAGAAGCGGACGAAGCCGCATTGCTCTCCGAAGCTTTCGCTGCACTCGCGGAGCTTGCAGCCGCGCTCTGGCTGCTTGCAGCGGCCTTCTGGCTGGATGCTGCTGCTCTGGCGCTATTTGCGGCGGCGCTCTGGCTCTTGGCTGCAGCGTTGGCGCTGTTGGTCGCTTTTTCCTCCAGGGCGTTGATACGCGTCTGGGCTGCCTTCAAAAGCTGGTCCGTAGGGATCCGGGTCACGCCGTCCGACATAACGCCGCACAGGTTTTCGTCCAGCCGGGTGTCCGTGATGTTGCCTGCGGTGATCGCCGTGCTGCCCGCCGGGCGGGTGACGTCCGCGAGGCAGAGGTCGTATACAGTGGCAGTGCGGGAGATGGCCGGTGCCGTAGGCTGGGTGTCCGGGGTGCCCTGCACTACCAGCAGGGAGGACTTGTGTGCCGCTGCGTCGAACCGCAGGACGATGCGGTCGATGCGGGGCCGCTGGCCGTCCGCCAGGGCGAGGGTCAGGGTCTCCGCCTCCCGCATGATGATGCTGTACCCCTCGAACCGCGCGGGCCGGACCCAGCCCTGCCCCGCGCTCACGGTCACTTTGACGCCGCCTGCGGGCGTGACCGCAAAGTCCTCCTCGGCGCTGTACACGCCGGAGGCGCGGGTGGCGTTGTAGCCTGCTGCGTCGCGGGCGTCGTAGTCGATGCCGTTGAGAGGATAGGTCGTGATTGCGCTCAAAATATCCCTCCTTAGAGCCTGTGCCAGACCGGCGTTCCCAGCCGCAGGGTGCGGGTAGTGCCGTCGTTCTGGCTCTGTGTGATGACGTCGGCCACTCGGACCGTTGCCCGGTAGCCTAGCTCCGGCAGGGTGCAGAACGCCACATCGCCGGGAGCAAGATCGGCGTCGAGGCTGATCTCGATGCTGCCGGTGCGGAGTTGGTCCAGCAGCTTGTTGGTTCCCCGGTCCATGAGGCGCTGCAAATAGTCGGCGCTCTGGTTGGTCTCGCCCTTTTCCTCGTCGGGCTGGACGTCGCGGGCGTCCACGTAGAGTTCCCGCCGTTCGGCACCAGCGGCGTCGGTCAGGCCGACCGTCACGGTGGCGCGGTTTTCGCCTTCACCTGCGCCCTGCACGATGGCGACATTGGCATAGTCGTTATCTCCAAACGCCCAACTGGCCCCCTGCAGGTTGCCCCACTTGGTGCTGAACCGGTTGTTGGGGTCCGCCGTGGGGCGGTAGACCTCGAACCGCAGCTTCTTATCTGCATTTTTACCGCTGAGGACAATGCGGAAGCCGAGGTCGCACGCGGCCCCGATGGTGGTCAGGTAGTTGAGGACGGAGCCGCCGGAGGTCTGGGCGGTGTAGCGGGTATCGAAGCCCACCAGCTCGCCCAGCCCCAGCCGGGGCCAGGGCTGCATCGCGGCTACCAATCGCCGCATGGCCCGCTCAGCGTTCTCGTCCTTGACGGTCTCGGTGCTGACGCGCTTCGAGAAGATCCAGGTGGCCGGGAACAAGGTGCAGACAAGGTTCGCATCCTGGTTTTCGTTGCTCCGGTGGCAGATGCGCATGGGCACGTTGCTGTCGCTGCGCTTGAGCCAGCGGCCTTCCCGCAGCAGTTCGAGGTTTTCCTGCGTGGGCCGGACTTCGAGCTTGCTTTCCGTCAGGGTGTTGTAGGGTTCGTCCCAATACAGGCTCACCCAGACCTCGATGCGGCCCAGCCGGGCAAGGGTGGTCGCATCTAAAACGTCCAGCGTCAAGCGATCACCTCCGGCAGGATGCCGCTGTACATCGGGTAGAAGGTCACAGTGGCCTGTAAATTGCCCACGCCGCTGTCGGCGTCGGTCTTGAGCGGGTTGTCTCCGGGGGCCAGCTCCAGCAGGTCGCTGTCCTCATCCAGCAGCGCGAAGATGTTTTCATCCAGCTGGTTTTCGGTCCGCTTGACGGCCAGCTTGTCGGTCGTGGTGCGGTAGATCTCGATGGTCTGGCCCGGCGTTAGGGTGGTCAGGATACGGATACACTCGCCGGTGACGGCGTTGACGATGCAGGGGTTGACCACAGCAGCGTCGCTGCGCAGCACCGCCGTGAAGGGCACCGGCAGAGCTCCGGCGTTCCGGGCATTCACAAAGGCGCTCTGATTTCTGGTGCCGAATCGGTGGGGTGCGGCATAGTTGACCGGGAACCGGAACGCTGCCGTATAGCCGCCCAGCGTGTAGCTGGCAGCGGTGAGCGAATACCAGAACGGCTTCGGGCAGAAGATCATCATGTCCAGCCGGGGGAAGCCGTGGATCTGCGTGGTGTACGGGGTCTTGCTGACCACGAACCGGCAGAACCATTTGTCGCCAAAATAGAGGGTGCCCTTGGTCTTGTAGGTCAGCGTCCGGAGCAGCAGTTCGGCGTCAGCGTCGCCGTGCTCCGACCAGCAGTCGGCGATGATCTCCCGCGAGACGCCCGCGACGATCTGGTCCTCCACGGTCTGGCCCACCTGGTTGACGCCCTGGGCGAGCTGCAGTTCGACGGCCACGCCGTTGAGCGGGTCGATGCTGTAGGGGATGCCGTAGTCCCAGCCCAGGTGGAGTTCCGCGCCCGCATCGGTCACGAGCATGAGGTGGTCTTGTCGTTCCATTCAGGCGCTCCTTTCTAGTGCTTGGTAGCCTTGGCCCGGTCTGCCTCCCAGCGGGTCTCGCGGGCGAGGTCGGCGGCGGTCTGGGCCTTGCTGTAGATGTTCTGGACGATATTGGTGTCACCGTCCCGGTGGTAGTTGTTGGCCGCTGCGGCGATTTGTGCGGTGCCGGAAGCGGCCACGCTGCGGGAGACAGCCATGTTGTCGCTGAGGACCAGGCTGTTGGCCTGCCGGACCATCTCGGCCAGCTTTTCGTTGGCCGCAAGAATGGCGGCGGTGTTGTCCTCGATGGCCCCGGTGTTGTCGGGCAGCGTCGGGGTGGATGGCTCCGGCGTGGGGGCGGGCTTGTTGGAGCCTGTGGAGCTACTGCCGGAGCTGGTGTTGTCATTCTTGGGCTGGTACTTGGCCTCCAGCTCCTTCAGGGTCTTCTCGTAGTTGACCCGCAGCAACTCCTTCTCCAAATCGCCGGACCGGATGGTATTATCCGCCTCGGTGATCTGCTTTTCCAGTTCGGCCAGCGCCGCAGCGTCCGTCTCGGGCCGCTTGCTGAGTTCGGCGGTGGCCTTCTTGTACTGGGCCTCCAGCAGCTTCTTTTCCAGGTCAGCGAGCGACTTGGTGTAGTCTGCGGCCGCGACGTTCTTTTCGGCGTCCAGCATTCCGGGACTGTCGCTGGACAGCTTGGCTTTGGCCAGCTCTGCGGCTTTCTTGGCGTACTCGGCCTCCAGCTGCTTTTTCTCCGCTGCGCCGGAGTCCTGGGCGTACTGGGTATCCAGAGCCGCCTGCGCGGCCTTGGCCTCCGAAGAGGCTTTGCGCTTTGCCTGGTTCTCCTTGCGCTTGGCGGCGATTTTGTCGGCCTGGTCCCACAGCGGGTTCGAGACCCGGCTGATGGTGCTGAGCTTCAGGACCTTTGCTACCCAGTTGTAGGTGTCGATGATGGTGTTGACCGCGCTCACGAAGCCCTGCACACTGAGGCCGATGAACCGGAGCATCCCTTCGAAGACGACCGAGATGACATCCTCCACGCCCTGCCAGACCCGCTGGAAGCCGGAGGCGACATCCTTGTTGGTGCTTGCAAAGGAGACCAGCGCGCCCACCAACATGCCGATCAGGGAAATGACTAGCATGATGGGGTTGGCGTCCATGGCCACGTTGAGGGCGGTCTGCCCGGTGGTGGCAGCCGCAACGGCGGGTACGAACTGGCTCACAAAACTGGACGCCAGCCCCGCGACGTTCTGGAACACGCCAGACAGCGAGCTGGACAGCTTGCTCAGGGCGTCCATGGCAAAGGTCTGGATCTGGGTGCGCTGCTCCTGTGTGCAGGCGTTCCAGAAATAGGCCGCCGACCATGTGGCGATGCTTTCCAGATCGCCGTCCTGGATCGCCTTGAACAGCGTCTGAATGCTGCCTATGACATCACTCTGAATGGACTTGTTGATCTGCTCCCAGCTGGAATTGAGCTTTTCCGTAAACTGGTAGGTCAGCAGCTCAGCTGCGCTGGAGAACTGCGGCCCGGCGTCCTCGACGGTCTTGCTGACGGTCTTGGTGCCGTCCGCAGCAATGGTGGTCACGGTCTTGACCGTGCGCTCCACGCCGTTGATGAGCTCGGTGGCGGTGGAGGTGATGATCTGCTTCTGCTGGGGTGTGCCGTCCTTCAGGATCTCGGTCACGCTCTGAGTGACTGTTTTAATGCCGTCCGCGAGGGTCGTTGCCGTATTGGTGACAGAGGCCACCACTTGCGCCGCTGCATCCTCCGGCAGCTCCTCGTTTGTGGTCAGACCCTGAGCAAGACCCTTGCAGATGTTCAGGCCAATCTCGTCAAAGACCTTGGAGGGCGAGTGGATGCCGAGGACTTTCTTGACAACATCCGGCAGCATATCTGCCAGTCCCTTGACTTTTGCAATCAGACCTGTCCAGCCGGATTTCAGGCCGTTCCACAAACCGTCCACGATGTGACCGCCGATGTCCAGCCAGCGAAATGCCGTGAAGACGTCGAAGATTGCCTGGCAGATCTGAGGCAGATTTGCAATCACGGACGGAACAGCCTGAAGCAGGCCTTTGCCGAGGACGACGATCAGTTCAACGCCTGCGGCCAGCAATTTCGGCGCGTTGTCGTTGATGATTCCGGCAATATCCGAGACGATGCCGGGAAGATATGCGATGAGCTGTGGCAGGCCGTTCATCAGCCCTGTGGCGAGGTTGACGATGAGGTCGAGACCTGCGTCAACGATCTTGCCAGCGTTTTCTCGCAGACCGCTGGCAAGGTCTGCAATGATCGGGAGAGCGTTGCTCAGTAAGTCGGGAATGCCCTGCACCAGACCACTGCCGAGGTTCGAGACCAGTTCAAGACCAACATCAAGAAACTCTGAACCAGCATCCAGAATTTCAGGTGCAAGGGACGTGATGATCTGTGGAATGCCGCTTACGATGTTCCCGACCGCCGGGAGGAGATTTCCGCAAAGGTAGGTCTTGGTGGTATCGACCAGCGATTCCAGAGCGGGCTTCAGATCTTCTCCGAGGGTCAGGTTCGCAAGCACATTCTCCCACGATGCCTGCATTGCAGCAGCAGAGCCGGAAATCGTCGTTGCGGCTTCCTTGGCGGTCGTGCCTGTGATACCCAGCTCATTCTGAACAACATGGATCGCGTTGTAAACGTCCGACAGGTTGTTGATGTCGTAATGTACGCCGCTGAACGCTTCTGCGTCTGCCAGCAGGCGTTCCATTTCTGTTTTTGTGCCGCCGTATCCGAGCTTGAGGTTGTCAAGCATGGTATAGTTCTGCTTGGCGAACCCCTGATAGGCATTCTGGATGGCCGACATATCCGTGCCCATTTTGTTGGCATTGTCGGACATATCCACCATCGCCATGTGCGCAACGCGGGCGGCTTCGTCGGTGTCGTTTCCAAGGCTGGACAGCAAAGACGCCGCGAAACTGGTGGTCTGCTCCATATAGGCGTTTGCGCTCAGACCGGTCGTCTTGTAGGCTTCGGCCGCGTTTGCTTTGACAGTCTCCGCACTGTCCTTGAACAGCGTCTCAACGCCGCCGATGCTTTGTTGGAGTGCTGCGCCGCCGTCGATTGCGGAGCTGACAAGCTCGCTTACCTGACCGGCCGCGCTCTTCACAAAGTCTGCGATCAGATTTCCGGCCGCGACCGTCCACTTGTTGACGCTTTGTTCTGCAGGGTCGCTGTTGAGCTTTACTTCGCCGGTGATGCTGAAATCTGCCACGATGTCCACCTCTCATTCAGAGCGCGGGCACAAGGGCACAGGCTGTTATAACATGATCTCGATTTCCCGGCGGCAGGCCGGGTTCTTGCATTTGACCCACACGCCGTGGGCTGCGGCGTCCTGCACGGCCCAGACGGGCAGCGCCTTGCCGCAGAAGGGGCAGCGCACCGGAACACGCTGGTCAGTCGTGCCGGAATCGTGCATAGAAGGCGGCGTTGTGGTCGGCAACGGAAACAATGCGCTTTCCTCCCTTCAGCTCTTTCGGCAGCGCAAAGGCCTCCTTCAGGTCCTCGTACCGCTGGCGGGTCTTGCCGTCCATGTCGGAGGTATCCATGCTGCGCCAGGACATGATCCTGGCCATGAGGGTGTCCTCCGGCAGGGCCCGGAACAAGGCCTGGAACCGCCACCAGTGCATCTGCGTGACGGTCAGGTCGATGCCGTAGGCCTGCTGGAACGCGGCCACGATGTAGTCCGCGTCGAAGGCGTAGTCGAAGCTGACCGCGGCCGTGCCGCCGCTGCCCTTGCCGCTGCTGGCGGTCTCGGTGCCGCTTGTGAAGAACCTCAGCATCGCCTGAAAGGAAGCGGGAACTTCGAGCGGCGGCACCGGGTCCCGGTAGAATCGCCGGACGGCTTCCTGCGCCATGCTCTGCGGGTCGGCCGTTGCTCTGCCGCGCAGATATTGGTTGCTCAGCCAGATCATGTGCCGGAAATCCGGGTCGATGGCGCGGCCCTCCCATTCGGTCGGCAGGGGTTCCAACAAAATATCACGCATGTTCCAGCGCGTTCAGCTCGCGCAGCAGTTCGGCCCGGCGGGCAGCTTTGTCGTCCACGCGCTCCACCATCTGCACAGCGGGGGCAAACCCCTCGGAGCGGCTGCGGGGCGGGTGCTTTTTCTGTTGGCGGCGCTGGGCACGGTTCTGCGGAATGGAAGCAGCGGTACCATCGGGCAAGGCAAACTTTTTGCGGCCCTCGTTGACGACGCGGGTCATCTCGACGACGACTTCCATCGCCTTGCCGAGGTCGTTGCCATCCAGGCCCAGGCGGGCAGAGGCACCATCGCCCAGCACACCATCCAGAAAGTGCATCAGCAAACGGCACTGGCCGCGCAGCCCATCGGCATAGCTGACACGTTCCCGCTGGAGCCGCTGGCGTTCTGCCTCGGTCTCGCGGTCCAGCTGAGCCTTTGCCTGCTCCATCCGCTCGATGTCATTGGCATTCAGCGGGGAAAAATCAAATTCCTGTTCAAAGATTTTCATGGGGTTCTCCTATTATTCGGGCATAAAAAATCCCCACATTCCAAAGTGGAATGCAGGGATGAAATATGCGGTTTTACAAATACAGCAGCCGGAACGTTTCGCGGCCCTTGGGCGTCACAAGAGTCTGTGTGCCGCTCCACTGTGTCTTCTCATTGAAGCATTCCTTCACCTCGAACAAGCCGTTGTTCTTCTCGGCATAGGGCATCAATTTGCCTTTTTTGTCGCGGTAGATGTACTTTTTATCGAGCAGGAACTGGATGAAGGGTTTCTCTTTGACGCCAAACTGCTTGGCAGTTTCGCGGAAGTTTGTCAACAGGTTGCGGTCTACCAGCTCGTCAAAGTAGTCCGCTTTGGGCTGCATGATCTGCTTGTCTACGGTCAACTGACTGTTCACCGCGATCAACTGAGCATTCTTGTCCTGCTCGGCCTTGAGCTGCTGGCAAAGCTGAATCATGGTGTCCGGGTTAAGGATAGCCGCCTGCAACGTCTCTGGGGTCATGTATGCACCGTGTTTGCGAATGGAGGGGAGGACTTCAGAAGTTACCCATTTGCGGAAGGGCTTGGCTTCCGGCTTGTCACTGCGCAGGATGACATTGTACAGACCAGACTCGTTGATGACGGTCACGCTCTGCAATCCGCCGTGGGTGTGAATCTGATTCATACCCTTTTCATCTGCATCCAGTCGTTCTGCAACTTTGGCAGTCGTGCCAAGGTCAAGCACCTCGCACACATCTTTCAGGACGAACCACGGTTCGCCGTTCATCTCCACAGTGCGGACTTCGTTGGAATTGTAAGTGAAAGTCTGCATATCATTCATGGTCTTTTACCTCTTCATAAATTTCATCGGAAAACTTGTCGATCAGGTTCCAGAAGGCTACCAGGATGCCGAACAGGGCGTTCGTGTAGTTGTCGGCCCGGTCTGGGCCTTCCACCATTGCAACATGGACAGCCTTGAGCATATCGCTGTCACAGCGAAGCTCCAACATCAGGTTATCCAGATTGGCCATATTGACATTTTTGCGAAGATTTCCATACTCTTTCATGATAAAAGCTCTCATTCTCTTGTAAGAGGCGAGACCAAATGGTATAATAGATTTACCAGATGGGTTACCTCTGGGGTTATAAGCTCTCGCCCGATGATTTCCAGTCGGTGGGCGGGGGCTTATTCTTTTTCTGCTTCAGCTTTAACCTTTTGGATACCCAGTCGGATGATATCACTGCGCGTTTTGTTCAACCTTTCACAGCAAAAATCCAAATCCTGCATGGTTTTTTCGTCCGCTCGGATTTTTAATTGAATATCTTTAGGGTTTTCAGCTTTTGGCCTGCCTGTACGGGGCGACATCTTATCACCTCACTTTTCGTGTACACAAATATTATATACCGTGTACACGAAAAGTCAAGAGCTTTTTTAACTTTCGCACTCAGGCTTCGGCGTCGGTGGTGTAGTCGAACTCCGCCGGGGTGCCGATGCCCTTCACGTCGGCGGCAAAGGTGGCAATCGCGCCCGCAGAGCCGCCGACGTCGGACGTGACGATGATGGCGGCTTTGCCGACTTCGCCCTTGCCGGTGCGCAGGGAGAAGTAGAGGTACGGCACGATGACGCTCTGGCCGGTGCCGTACAGCATCTTATGGGACAGCAGGAAATCCTGGAACTGGTCGCCGGGGCAGCGGTCGCCGTTGATGGTGAGGGTGCGCTGCGCGTGGCTCTTGGTGGTCACAGGGCCGGTGCGGATGTAGGTGTTGTCGCTGGTGGATGCGTTCAGGGCACCGGAGTGCTCCCGCACATGGTCGGCGCAGACGATCCAGTCACTCTTTTTGGTCTGGGTGCTCTCGGTCTGCACGGCGAAGACGAAATCATCGGTCTCCTCGATGCCGGCATAGGTGGCGCTGGGGGTCAGGCCGGAATTGGTAACAGCTTCGGTAACGGTCATACAGAAACTCCTTTCGGTTGATAATAGACGAGCCGGAGCTGCATCTGCATCTTGCAGCTTCCGGCGCTGCTGGTAACGATGTAGCCCGACGCGGTCACGGACACGCTGAGGGGCTGCCTGGGGGCTTCCAGGCGGGGGAAATCATGCCGGTCGTTCTGGGCCAGCACCCAGTCGGTCAGCTGCTCAAAGAAGCCGCTGTTCGCGATCTGGACGCTCTGGGCCTCGCTGTACTCCCGGCGGCTCAGGAACACATAGCTCTTCGCCATGTTCCGCCCGGAGAAGTAGCTGGTCAGAACGGGGTCGGTGGGGCTGTCCTCGATGGAGAACTCCGCCACAGGCTCCGGGGACAGCCCGGCGATGCGGAAGGCCGCGCCGTTCTCGGTCTGCTCTTCGGCAATGAGCGGGCAGGTCTTGAGCCACTCCCGCATGGCCGTGATGGTGGCTTTCTCGCTCATAAGTGTCCCATCCCTCCCCAGAACGTGGTAACGGCACGGGTTGCGTAAAGTGCCAGATGTTCGCCCATGTCGGCAAGTGCCCGCTGGCCCCAGTAGGAGCCGCGCAGACCTTTGTACTTGTCGGCCTCTTGGCCGCGTTCCTTGTTGCCCATGAAGGTGCGCAGGTCGCTTCCCTCGGCGTGTAGGTAATATTGCCTGCGGGCGTAGGGGGTGTTGTACACCAAAAGGCCCTCGTCGTACTTGGAAGCGGTCTGTACGCTGTTTTTCAGTGTGCCGGTGTCCAGCGGAACATAGCTGTCGATGAGCCGGGCTGCTTCCTGAGCCATGGCATACTGCGCCTTTTGCAATGCTGCCGTCTTCTCAGCCCCGAAGTCGGGCCGCCACGAAAGCTGCATCTGGACGCCGTCCACCTGATACTTCAGGCCGTAGGGCTGCTCAAAAACAGGCTTGCTCATTTCCTCAGCTCCCTTCTACATGAAAATGCGGCAGCAGCGGTTCCCGGTTGTCCGAGACTGCCGCCACCGTGCAGCAGATGTGTGATTTTTCGAGGGCCGCATACTCGGCCTCGGTCAGGCTGCGGACGGCCCCCACGATGAGCTTGTCGCCCCGCTTGAGGGTCCAGTACGCGGCCTTTTCGCCCGGCGGGAGCCTGGCCCACTGGGCATAGGGCAGGAAGCCCGCCGCGGGCGGCAGCCGAACATGCACCACCCGCTGGGGGTCGCCGCCGGAGGTGCCCTGCTTCTCCCGCCAGCTGCAGCCGGGCAGCACATGGCAGACCGGCGTGTCCGTCTCGGTCTTGACGTCGTGCACGAGGTTGACGACGGTGACGCTGCACTGCATCAGAAACACCCCCGATACAGCAGGCCGTGCGGGTCGCTGCCCAGGCACTCGGCGAGGATGTTGCGGGCCTCGGCCGCGGTCCGCTCGGCCAGGGCTCCGTCGGCAAAGGTGACGGCATACCCATCGTTGTTGACGCTGGACACGCCCGGTGCGTAGCCGGTGGAGGTCTTTGCGGCCTCCGTCTGGCTCAGCAAGGTAATGATCTGGACCGCCGCCAGCCGGAGGTCTCCCGCGCAGCGCTCGCAGACTATGGCGTGGGCCTCGGCCCGGCCAAAGGTCATCCGGTCAATGAGCTTCGAGGCCCGGACGCACAGCGGGGCGAAGGCGTCCTGTTCCAGGGGGCCGCCTGCGGCCTGGTAATCATCGTAGGTACAGTAAAGCATATAAAACTCCTTGATTCTTGCCCCCCTGGCAGGGGAGGGTTAGCCTGCCTTCTTCTTCACGAGGATGGTCTTGGGCTTGGTGACCTTGTGGGCGTAGACCTTGCGGCCCTGCACGGCAGATGCGCCGATGAAGTCGCCGGAGCCGGACAGGTCCTGCACATGGACGGGCACGGCCCACTCTTCAATGACAGCGAACCAGTTGGGGTGGCCTGCCACATACTCCACGTTCTCGCCGAGGGTGGAATCCTCGAAGACGGTGAAGCCTGCGATGCGGCCCACTGCGCCGGTCTGGACCACGGCGTCGCCCAGGTCGGAGGCCTTGATGAACTCCGGGCTCTTCAGCAGGAGACCGTAGGTGTCCGGAGAGACCAGCAGCCAGCGGCCGGAGGTGGGGACGCCGATGGTGGACATCTGGGTGCGGGCGTCCACGATGTTGGGATAGATGGTCTTCTCAGTCAGGGCGGTGGTGGTGCCGAAGGCAGTGCCCGCAGTGGTCAGCTCCGTGGAGCCGTCGGTGTCCATCTGAAGAGCCAGCGAATAACCGGCGCTGTCCAGACGGTCGGCCACCAGGTTGCCGGGAACGCTCTCGGCGTCGAACCCGTCGATGATCTCGTTGACGGCCTTGTCGTGGTCGATGTTGACGGTGATGTAGGAGGTGTCGCCTGCGGTGCGCTTCGCGCCGGTGGACTTGTTGTAGTCGTTCACGACGACCTCGGTGTCGCGGACGGGGACCTTGACGGAACCCGCCTTGGGGCTGCCTTCGTAGCGGTTGTTGCAGATGACGCCGACCTTCTTGACCAGCGTTGCCCGCAGCTTCAGGTCTACGAGCTGGGAATAACGAACCTGTGCTTCGTGTGCCATAATGTTTCCTTTCTATCAGTCGATCTTGATGCCGGGGTTCATCGCCTGGAACGCGGAGAGGACAGGGTCGGTGTCCCCGGTGGGCGGGGTGCCGTGCTCGGCACCGGTGGAGTAGGTGCCAGCGCCCTTCTGCTGCTGTTCCGTATCGTCGAAGGCCCAGGGGTTGACCTTTGCGGCCTCTTCCAACGCCTTGTCGATGTCGGTGGAGCGATCTTTGGAGCCCTTGAGGGCGTCCAGATCCAGCAGGGCCCGCACGGCCTTGACGCTGCGTCCCTTCTTGCCCAGGATGGCCGTGTCCAGAGCATTGTCGAAGGCGAAGCCCTCGGCCTGTGCCTTCATGTCGCTCTGGAGCTTGGCAAGCTCAGCTTCGTACTCTTCCGGGGTCTTTTTTCCGTCGAACGCAGCGAGCCCTTCCTGCGCAGTCTTGAGCTGGGCGTTCGCATTGGCGAGCTGAGTCTTGAACTGCTCGGCCACAGATTTTTCCCGGTTGATGTCATTGCCGTTCTCGGTCATGATCCAGTTCAGCTGCTCCTCGGTGATGCCGGGGATCTTGTTCTTCACGTCTTCGCGCTTCATAGGGGAAAACTCCTTTCAATTTGTGAGACCACAGTTTATTACGCTGTTCTCTGTCAGTGTCCGGTCTTGGGCGGGATACGCGCCGCCCGCCGCATGGTGCCGTTTGCAGGATTCGAACCCACGGCCCGCTGATTACAAATCAGCCGCTCTTCCATCTGAGCTAAAACGGCATGAAAAAAGCGCCCCTGCCCGGCTGGGCAAAGACGCTTGCGATATTTGGTTGTTACTGTCCCATTTCTTTGTAGACGGGGCATTGGTCACAAATTTTGTGGGCGGCTTCCCAGCCACAGGGAGGAATCTTTTCTGGCGGAAGCATCAAGCTGTCATTGCCAATGTTGGAGATATCCCAGCAGAGGCCGTCCGCGATTTTGTGGTTGAAAATCGGGCAAAACACCAGAGGATCAGGAATAGGAGTCGCGTTAAAAACCATGCTTTTTCATCACCTCCACGATTTGTTTGCCGCCGTCATCCAACCAGCCTACCGTGCCGATAGACCCGTCCTGTTTGATGACGATAAATCCTTTGTCCGAATAATAAGAATGTTGTGTACCATTGCGCTGGCTGATGGCAAGGATAGCATGTTCAGCAATCTCATTGGCCTGAGCTAGGCTGATCTGCCGTTTTGCCATCTGCTCTAACGAATGTCCCTCAAAATTCAATGTGTTGGGCAGTATAGGCGGAACAACTGCTGCTCCGGTCATTCTGATTTTACCAGATTGACGAAGTTCCGTCAAATCATTATTGACGGCATCAAGCCGTTCCTGCTTTTTTGCCGCCCACGTTGCCTTGCTGCTTTGACTCCGCCCAAACCCGGAGACCATCGTACGGGCGCTGTCCACCCGGCCGCCGGTTCTGGCGGTGAAATCGGCCAGCTCGGCCCGCGCGGCGCGGAGCTTCACGGCGCTCTGGGTCGTATCAGCCCCGGCGGCGTCCTCGGCCAGATACCGGCGCTTGTATTTGCGTACGGCGCGCTCTCTGGCCCGCTGCATCTGGTTGATCTCGTACTGGGTGTACTTCTTCCCGTCACACTCGATGTCGCGGGCATTCAGGGCGTCGAGGCTTTCCTGCGTCCATGTGGGCGGTGCACCCAGCTCCGGAAAGACGGCGAAGAAGGTGTGGCGGCAATTCCAGCCACACAGCCCTGCGCCCGTGCCGTAGCCGGTGGCGGATTCGAAGTCTTCGTAATGCTTGCCGAGGTAGTCCACGGCTCCGCCCCGGTGGTAGGTCTTGCCCTGCCACTCGGCATGGCTCGGACGTGCACCACCGTGCGCCGTCGTGGCAAAGAACGTCACGCCCATCTCGTCGGCGCGGGCGACCTGCAGCTTGGCGGCTGTCTGGTTCACGCCGGTGAGTACGGCCCGGCGGGCGGCGACTTCCAGCGTGTCTTGGTGGCCGGTGGGGTAGGTAACATACTTCATGGTGTCGGCCAGGCTGTCCACCGCGCTCTTGATGGCTGATTTGTAGTCAAACGCGCCGGTGCTTACCTTGAGGTGAGCCCGGTCGAGGGCGGCTTCGAACTGACCGGAGACGGTGTTGGCCGTGGTGGCGGTGAGGTTCGAAAAGGTGCCCGCCGTCTGCTGGTAGCCCGCATTCAGCAGGGCTTGCAGGGTCTCATTCTCGGCAAAGGGTGTTGGCTCCAGGTCGTAGTGATAATAGATCCGGTCTTCTGCTTCCAGTGCCCGCGTGGCCGCTTCCTGCATGAGCTGCCGGATGGCGGCTTCGCTCTTGCCGGTGTAGCGGGCCAGCTTCTTGATGACATCCTGCCGGACGGCCTCGGTCTGCTGGTAGCGCCACAGCTGCCAGTTGGCGGTCGGGGTCAGCGTCTCCATCTTGGAAATGCGTCGGGCCACATCCCGCAGAATGTCGTCCTCAACTTGCTGAAATAAAAGGACCAGCCGGTCCGGCGCGTGGTCGAGATAGTCCGGGGCCAGCATCAGGCACCTCCGCCGAAGCTAAGTTCCGGCTGCTGGTTCTCGGTGCGGGCCTCTTCGGCCAGCTTCCGGGCTTCCTCTTCGCTGACGCCGTACCGGGCCGCGAGGTACTTGTAGCGCGGCAGCAGGCCGCTGAGGGCGTCGTCCCGCATCTGGCCCATCCGGGTCTCGGCGTCGGTGATGTAGGAATCATCCCAGTTCACGGAAATGGCGGTTTCCGGGTCCACCTCTGCGCCCAGCAGGTTCTTTGCCGCCCAGAGGATGCCCCGCACGATGCCGATCAGAGCCGTTTCGATGGAGATCTGGTTCTTGTTGGCGTTCTGCACAAGGTCCTGTCGGCTGCCGGTGTACTCGGTGGCTGTGGTGATGTTGCCGGTCTCGAACTTGTACCGGTGGAAGCCCAGCCCGCACTTGAAGCTGAACAGGTCGAGCATGTCCTGCACGGCCCGGTGGTTGGCTTCCACCCGCAGGTCGGGGTTGTACTCATGATACTCGTTCTGCTGGTCCAGACTGCCCTCTTTCTCCGGCAGCATAACGAACTGGCTCACCACATCATCGTCCGGCGGGATGTGGTGTTCGACGCCGTCCTTGTCTACGACCTTCCGGCAGAGGTCTGTGGAGTAGAAGATCTTCTTGTGGCCAAGCCGGAGGTCTTCGCGGTAGTTGTCGAAGGCAAGGTCGATGCCCTGCGCCTCATCCAGTGCCTCAGCAAAGACGCTCATTCCCAGGCCGGTGCCGCCGTCAATGTTCTTGACCGCAGCGGGCGAAAACAGCGCGAACCACGGCGGGGACCCCTGCACGGTGATGCTCTCCACGGTGCCCTTCGGTGCGGGCAGCGGGGAGAACTCCGGGATGCCGCTGACAGTATCCGTGACAGCGAACCACTCGTTCCGGATGGTGCGGCTCGTCGTGTCGCCGGTGTGGGTCTGCAAGTAGACAGCGGGCTTTCCGCCCCGCATACACTCCGAGACGAAGGCCGCTTCGGTCACGATGCCGCGCTCCACCTTCAGGGGCAGGATGCAGGACGCCGGGTCATAGTCCAGCTCAATGCGGGCATCCGGTTGTGCGATCAGTGCGCCGCCCTCGCCCTTGACGCCGGTGACACTGAGCACGAAGGCCCCGGTGCCGGACCAGTAGGCCTGCTCCACCAGCTTGTTGGCGTTGTCCCAGAAGTGCAGCTCCCGGAGCAGTCCGCCCACCTGCTGCTCATCCGAGCCCAGGAGATAGGCGGCGGTCTTCTCGTCCGCGATCTGGAAGGTGGTGCGGTCGTTCAGAAGGAGGTTGGCCCAGTCCTCGCAGACCCGCTTCGGCATCCGCAGGGAGGCAATCTTCCGTTTCTTTGTTCCGCCGGCGTATTCGGCAGACCGGGTGTGGACACCGGGCACCGAACCCTTCCACCACTGCCGCCAGGTCTCGATGTATCCGGAATAGTCTGCATCCAGATGATAGTCGCGGGTCTTGTTCAGGTAGCCCAAAAAGGCGGAAATGTTCATGTGTTGGTCAACCTCTTGAAATCGCGTTCGATGGTGTATTCGTAGGCGTCCAGCGTGTCGATGTCGGTGCTGCCGTCATCCAGGCGCTCGTCGATGCCGGGGTGCTTGCCGCTGTACAGGGCCGTTGCAAGGGAGTCCCGGAGGGTGGCCGCTTCGGGCATCAGCCAGAACCGCCCGCCGCCCATCAGGATGCAGGTCAGGCGGATGCGGTCGTTGATGCGGATCTTGGCGCTGTTCTCCACTCGGTCGGCCAGCCAGCTCAGTTTGCAGTGGCGCAGCCGGTTGCGGATGTGGTTGATGAGCGTCTGTTCGGCGGAGTCACAGAAGATGTACTGGATCTCGCCGTAGCGGGAAAAGATGGCGATGCAAAATTCGATGAGCCGGTCGGCCAGATAGTCGGCATCTTGCGCCACCGGGTCGATGCGCTGGGAGGCCAGCCCCACCACGCCGGAATACCCCGGCAGGATGGCCGTGGCCACAAAGGCATGTTTGGAGCCGTTGCCGCCAAAGTCCACCCCGACGCGGATGCGCCAGGGGGTGAGCTGCTTCTCGGCGGGCCAGAAGAACCGCCCATCCCCGGCGGCGAGGCTGTCGGCCAGCAGGCGGTAAACCACGCCGTTGGCTGCCATCCACTGGCCGAGGATGAAGCGGTTGTAATAGACGGTGCCCATATACTCCCGCTTCAGGTCGGCCACGAACTTCGGCGGCAGCGTCGGGTTGTCGTCGATGGTGTAGGCCTGACAGTAGATGTCAGCATCGCTGTCCAGAAACTGCTTGAACCAGTGCTGTGGGTTATCCGGGTTGCAGGTGCCGTCAAAATGGCTGTGCGGACAGGACAGACGGCTTTTCAGCATCTGAAATACACCTTCGTCCCATGTGGTGATCTCGTCCCCATAGGCGTACTCGAAGGCCGCGCCCTGAATGCGGGCAATGTGCTTTTTGTTGTCGGCACCGAGGACATAGACCTTCTGGCCAAACAGCTGGACCACATTGCCAGCCGCCGAGGTGCGGATGACTCCCACGAGGTCCGGCCCCCAGAGCTCCCGCATCAGGGAAAGCACATTGCGCTCCAGAGTGCCCAGCGTGTTGCCCATGAGCACGAGCAGCCCTTCGCCCTTGGCGGCGAGGATGCGCTGCGGGATGGTCACGGCACAGTCGAGGTAGGTCTTGCCGGAGCGGGTGGCCCCGGTCTTGACGTTCCAACGGTGGGAGCAGTTGCGGAGGTATTCTTTCTGAAACTCAGTCAATGGCACTGTCTACACCTCCCAGCAGCTCACGGGCCGCTTCCAGCGCGTCTGCGGCGGGATCGTCGGGCGGGGCATCCTCGCCCAGCATCTTCAGCAGTACCGAGGCCGCCTGCGGATTTCCGCGCTTGGCCTGTTCTGTGATGCCGACGATAACGGACATCTGGTTGTCCACGTCTTCCGGGTCGATGGTATCTCGCAGCATGGCATTCACCCGGCGGCGGTCGGTCTCCGGCAGGCTGAGATAGTAATCGGCAGCCTCCCGCATCGAACGCTTCCGGCGGCGGGCTGCACCGGAGGCGATGCCGCCCTTCTGAGCAATCTCTCGTTGTTCGGTCGTTGTTCGGTCAGCAAGCGAGACCAGATTCTTCTCATTCGGCACGTCACCACCTCTCTCGTCGTCAGGGTACAAAAAAGCCGCCCTGAGCGGATGCTCAGAACGGCAGTCGTAATCAGGAAAAGCCCGGCCGGTGCAAAAAGCTGTTAAACGGCAAAAGGAGAAATTCGTATCATGAGGAGGAAAACACACCTCCGGCCGGGCCGCCAGCATGAAGGGAGTAAGGATGCCTTTCCTGCTTGGCTTCGCAGCCTAGAGTATAGCACACTTAAACCAGTGCTTTTTAGTGCGTCATGCGACTGTATCCAGAAGCTGTACAGCTCTTTTGTGCCGTCGGAGTACCCAACTGACATCGAGAGAGAGACGGTCGGCAATCAGTTCCCACTTGTGCCCACAGATATACCTCCGGTAAAGAATCGTGAAGTCCAGTTCATCGTCGAGCTGCTGGAGCGCAAAGATAATCTCGTTGCGGATGCGGGCACTCTCCTCACACTGGGCTTTGTCAGCTGCCCTTGCCTCATCTATTTTTTCCACAGCGCGGGGAAGTGCATGTCCATCGCCACCGCCGCCCGGTAGAGCGGAAAGGCTTTGGGTCATGTGGAAGGCTTCCGCTTCCAATGTGGCAACTTCGTCCATCCGGAGCATTTCCAGCCGCTTTGCCTTCCGGTACCTCCCCAGCCACTCCTTCTTTTCTTCGTAGGTCAACCGGCTTCGCCTCCTTCCAGCACCCTCAGCAGCCCTTCCACATCATACCGCCAATGAACACGCAACAAGTGTTGTTCCACTTCGATGCCGTTCAGGGCGGCCCATTGCCACGGGATGCTTTTGCGGGTCTGGGTCTGCATGTACTCCAGCACAGCGCCGGCCGGAACGGCAAAGGTGCGGTTGACCTTGCCCCGGTAATTGATGACCACATGGGCGGTCTGGCCGCGAAACTCAGCGGCATGGGCCATATCGGTGATGTGCTTGAGCTTGTGGTATTTCTGCCGATCTCGGTCGAATCGGCCCAGGATCTTTTCCAGCGGGATGCTGGGCGTTTCGATCGTCTTGAGTTCGAAGTAGTGGTGCATGGGATAGCGGTAAACATCAAAATCGCAGATGTTGTCGATGGAAAAACTCAGGTTCTCGTTTCCGCCGTAATAGGCGGCCGCGCTGTCCTTGAGGCGGTAGCACCATGCGTCCTTCGGCATGGAGTTTTTCCAGTCGGCTTCAAATTGCTTTCCAGTGTTCAATTGGTTCTCCTTTCTGCGGAGGTTCTCCAGTGCCCGGCCGGCTGTCGGGTCGGGGTAGTGCTCACAGTTTCGGTACATCCGGGCCCTCCTTTTTCTTGGTGAGCGGACGGCGGCGGCCCGCGTTTTTCAGGAAGTCGTTCCCGCTGGGGGTCTCGCGGTCTACCCGCTTATTGCGCCCGGCCCCGGTGGGGTTCGTCATGCGGTACTCTTCGGCAGACTTGCAGCCCTGGGTCTCGGCCTCGATCATTGCCTTCCGCACGT